GTAATTGGGCTTGGGCTTGGGCTTGGGCTGGGGGTGGGGCTGGGGCTGGGTCAAGGTTTAATGTTTGGACTTGGGCTTGGGAAAGGTTTAATCCTTGTATATGGGATTGGGCTTGGGCTGGGGTTAATCCTTGGACTTGGGTTAATCCTTGGATTTGGGCTAGGGCTTGGACTTGGGCTTGGGAAAGGTTTAATCCTTGGATTTGGGAAAAGGTTAATCCTTGGATTAGGGCTAGGGCTTGGACTGTTTCAGGACCGTATCCGCCTTCTTGTTTTTTTTGTATAACCATCTTATTATATACAAATAATTTAAATTATCCGCAAGTATTACTATAAACATAAAAGATAAAAATATCTATCGAGAGTCAAAGACGATTTAGATAGATTGGAAAAAAATAATAAAAAATATATTATTCAATCAGTTAGAAAAGAATATACAAAATATCAATATAAAAATAGAAATATATAGAATATTACAGAAATTATCAATCGCGATCTAATTCGCCACTTCGCTTACTTCGCCTTTTTTGCGACAACCTTCTTGGTCTTCGCTACCACAACAGGTTCTACTTTTACAGGCACTACTTTTACTTCTTCTACGTCGCTATCCTCCTCTTCATCCTCTTCCTCATCTTCATTCACATCATCAAGTCCGGTATTAATGTCTTCATCTTCCTCCTCATCTTCTTCTTCCTGTGGAATAGGTTTTTGGACAGGTTTTGAAACAACAGGGGCAACTACAACAGGCACCACAACAACCTTTTCTTTTTCTACAAGCGTCTTCTTAGGTGGTTGTGAAATCTTCGCGATCACATCATTATCTACCGAAATATCATCATCATCATCTCCACCTTCTACTGTATCATCGTCGCTGTCCTGAACAAATGTCAGCTTCGATGTATTAATCTGCTGAAACTTTGCGGATACAATCTTCCAACTACATCCAAACATTCCAGCAGAAAACCAAATACCACTCAGTTGAATAATAAACTGCGCCTTTCCACCCTTGAGATTCAACAGAATATCATTAAAGTTCGTCTCGTTATTTTCCATATCATAACAATCAAATTCAAACTTATTCTCAAACGAATTATAAGGAATCTTCGCCTTGAATGTAGGCGGGTATTTATTCGCATATTCACCAGTCAGTTTGTCCTTGTCGTGCTTTACAATCGGTGTAAACATATTTGCGATGACCTCCTTGTTTCCGCCATAATTATTCTTAAACCATACGAGACGATTCGTAAAAGCATCGTCAATAATCTTCTGCTCCAAGTCTTTCATCTTATCGTGAAATTGCTTAATCTTCGTATTTTCATCCATCCCCTTAAAGGATACAGTGACATCATACTTACGTTCCTCTTCTTTTCTACTATCGTCCTTCTTGATAAACTGCATATTGTCATTCACCCCATAAGGAATATTGAGAACCGGTGTTTGAAGATTCACCTTGTTTCCATTGTAATTAATATAAACCGATTTCGCTCCTGATTTCATAACCTTCAGTTCGGAATACTTAAGCCTGTCAGTATCAAAGTTCTTAGCGAGGAGGACGTTCATTGTTGTATATATTACTTCTGTAATGTTTATATAAAAACATGAGACTATCAATTTTTATATTTTATATGGAAAAAATTAATATTTAATATTATTATGGGATCCCAGAAAACTTTGACAAATGAGAAATATGTGTATAACTGTAAAGAGTTTCAGGTATACAAGACTAAAAAAGGTGTGAAACTAATAAAAATAAATAATAATTTTATGAATATCAATAATGTATCCTCAGTTCATAGCAAAATAAATGAAAAAAATCATAACGATCAGATAACAGCAAATATTAGCGAATTGACAGAGTTAGGCATAGACATTCGTAGTGATGCCTGTTATGCTAGCAGTAGCGAAGATAGTATTGATGGCGAAGAATATATCATTATTACTGCGACGGATGCTGAATTACATTAAACGACAGCAACACCAATAACGACAAAAGCGATTTTGAAAAGTTGCCAACATCAATGTTGGATAGCAAATAATACTCGTCATACCTTTTAACCGCATTGTCATAACCATACCATATAAGCATATTATTAATCTCATATGGTGATATCCTATTCACACGGTCGTCTATAAAATGAACCAGGTCTTCAACGACCAATAGATGCTTGTGGTTTAAATTACATTCGTAATAGCACATATTTTCATAGATGCTATCACAGAAATCATAGATACTCTCGTGAATGTTTTCGGACATCACACACTCATACATTTTGAATGTTGATATGATGTTTCTATGATAAGATAGAGAAACATCCAATCAATTTTTACGTATTATAAATAATATATTGTAAAAGATACGCGAATACCGCGAATATTATAATATTCGTATTTGCCTCAAAATTTGCGAGGTATCCGGCGATCAATACGGATGTAATAATCATCGCGCTATCTCCAAGAATCGCAAAATAAGATACTTCATCCGCATAATCTTTGAACATATCAATCATCTTATTTACTCCTTTTGGAGTCGTGATAATCATAATATAAAATAATATATCGTGTATCAACACAATCATTAGCATCACAATTAGAAATTGTAATATCGTAAATTCGTCAAATAGATACGGATAGATCGCTCGCGTAATAATAAACCCAATCAATATGATTAGAATATCCGCCAATACCGCAGACAAAAGAAACGTTTGATACCATTTCTTTAAAAACGCACTGGATATAATATTCGTGAAAGTTAATGTGATGATAATGAAATCAACAATAAGGATCGCCGTTATTATTGGTAAATAATCTTCTGTATTATTGAATTGTGAGATATCTTTGAACATTTTTACTTATTTTATTATGATATATTAAATAATATAGAAGATGTAAAACACATATACAAGCTATTCTTCACCCAACGACGCAAATTCATAGGTCATCTCAGGTGTCATCATAAAATGTGTTGGGTCGTAAATATGACTTTTGTAATAGTCATCAAATCCTAAATAATGTACGATATGGTCATATTGGATAGAATAATCTAAGTTATGTTGTACATCATCGTCTCTACAATTTTCATAATTATAAATATAATCTTTAAACTCGAGAACAACAAGTTCGCGAAAGCCCTCACAAACCGTTTCATTTTCGTTTGTTGTTAGTAATTCTACCAATTCCCATAGTTCATCTGATTCTGTTGCTACAGTAAAGTTATCATCGTTCCCTTTTCCAACCAACCTTCTATACCTTAAGAAATCAGTAATAATATCATATATTTTCTCAAAATATTCACGTGCCACGCAAATATCTCTTTTCATTTGTGAATCAGTCATCGACAGACTTTTTATTGTTGTTTATTTGCTTGTTGTTGCTTTGCGATTTGCTTGTTGTTGCTTTGCGATTTGCTTTGTTGCCTTGCTTGTATAACTTAGTTCAACAAATCATTTTTTATATGAATCGTGACAAATATGTCCGGTATATTATTACTTCTATTAAAAATTGATTTGAAGTCTTGCTATTCATTATTAAAGCCAAACTCTCGCAACTTCGTTCAATCTCGCAAAACCAACTTACCAAAACCAACTTACCAAAACCAATGGAATTCTCCGCATTTACTGTGATGGGCAAAAATTTTGACACTGAACAGATGTACTATTTCAATGAGACGATTTTCATCACCTATGAAAACAAGGTTTGTGTCCAGGATTCAGGGTCTTCTTATGACGCAGTCGTTATGACTCTTGACGATCTTATGAAAAATAAGTATATGAAGATGTGCTTTGAGTTGTCTCGTGTCGCTATTGGAAAGCCAAATATAGACCCTGACTATTATGAAAGCGACGATGATGACTATATTCCAAACCCAAACAACCCGATTGACTATAAATATCAGTATATTGACACGCTATATATCATTGAAGATGTTCTTACACATGTGAAAGAAGCAAAAAAAGGAAACACATACCAGACAATCAACTCTGAAATACTTGAAAATATGAAGGTTTCAACAGATGCCGAAATCGCGGTGTTTTATAGTAGACATGATCTAGATGTTGAACAATTTGAGGACTACGCAACACTTGTGAATAGCTTGTGATATATTTGTTCTATTATCTTGTCATCTACATAAAAACTGATGCGATCTCTTGAAATAAAACATTACAACAGGTAGTACATCTTTGTTTTTCAATGATATCATCATTTATATAAATATTAGATGGTAATACCATATCTTTTAATAGTTTATACATATAATTATTGCAATTTAAAACAACTAGATAATATTAATATGGTTATTAATATTATCTAGTTGTTTTAATAGGAAATCTGGTTTTTCATGAACATTTATTGAAATAATAAACGTATAATTGATCATATATTTATTTTATAAAATATTTATATTATAAATATATATAATGATAATATTAATTCCCATTGGTGGATTAGGAGAACGATTTAAAAAAATGGGATATACAAATCCAAAAGCATTAATATCTATATATGGTAAACCAATTTTATATTATTTATTAGACTGTTTAAATACATCTCTAGTAAATTTTGTCTATATAACTTATAATAAAGAATATACAAATTATAGATTTGAAGATAAAATAACTAAAGATTATCCTAATATTAAATTTAAATTTTTAGAATTACAACATAATACCGAAGGAGCTGCAGAAACAATAAATATTTCATTAAGATATTTAAATATAAATGATTGTCCAATATTATGTTTAGATAGTGATAATTTCTATTCAATAGATATAATAAAATTGTGGAATGGAGAAAATAAAATAATAACATTTGAAGATAATAATGATCCAATTTATTCTTATGTAGAACTTGATAATAATAATATAATTGATATTGTTGAAAAAGAAAAAATATCAAAATATGCGTGCTCTGGTGCGTATGGATTTAATTCATATAAACAATTATATCATTATACACAATTAGTTCTTGATAAAAAAATAAAGCAAAAAGGAGAATATTATACATCAAATGTTATAAAGGAAATGATCAAAGAAAATATAATTTTTAATAATAGTATTATTAATATTAATGAATGGCATTGTTTAGGCACCCCAATACAATTAAAACAATTTTATAATAATTATCCAAAAAAAAATACTATAAAAAAATTACGCATTTGTTTTGATTTAGATAATACATTAGTAACTTATCCAAAAGTTAAAGATGATTATACTACAGTTGAACCAATTGAAAAAACATAAAAATGTTGAACTATTTAAAAGAATTTGGTCATACAATTATCATCTATACAGCACGCAGAATGAAAACTCATAGTGGTAATGTTGGAAAAATATTATGTATTCAACCTAGAGATTTTAATACATTAGAAAAAAATACATTAGATATCTATACAAAAAAATCAAATGATTTATCTGGATAAATATATTATTATATGAACATTCCAAATAATATAAAATATATGTTTCCTCTATTTATAGATTATGATATGGATAATAGATGGTATAAGATTGAAAAAATATACGGTATTACTGTTTCAACATTATATTTATCAGAATTATTAACAACAGAGTATCTAAAATATATTATGGATTCAATTAAAATTATTCAAGATTGCAAATCCCTTGTAAATTGTCTTGAATTGTCTTGAATTGTCTTGTATTGCCTTGAATTGCCTTGTATTGCCTTGTATGCCTTGTATTGCCTTGTATTGCCTTGTATTGCCTTGTATTGCCTTGTATTGCCTTGTATGTTTTGTTTTTGCTTTTTTATTTTTATTTAGAAAATAAAGGAGTTGTTTAGTAAGTAAAACTAGTTGAATATATTTGTT